TCTAGCTTTTTCAATATACTTTTTGTAATACACAGTCAGCGGACTGTCTGGTTGATAAGAACGATCACACTCGCTTGGGTAAATTGTCTGGGTTGGCTTCTTAAGTTTCTTCGGGAGTTTTTTAGCGAGTTTTTTAATCTTGTGTTGCACTAAAGCTATATTTAGCCCTGCTTATCAAATTCATCTGAACCACTATGGCCTGTGCGTAAGCGACTGCGTGTGACTTCTTGAAGAAGTATGACCCATCTGTTGGTTTGATCCACACATCTTTCATTATGTCTACCCAGTCTTTGTACATCAACTGTCGCTTGGCAGGACGTATTATGGCCAGTACGGCCGCTAGTTGCTCTATGGTCTTTGGTTCTAACTTGGACACTATGTTGTAATGACCGTTCAAGTGGAAGAGGTTCTCAACTGTCTTTGGATCTTTCAGCATGTCCCAGTCCGGTTCCTGTATCATCAGCTCTACTAGTTCCTGTTCTGATTTGACTTCCTTGTATATGTTCACATTCAGACAGTCTATCTTGAAGTAGCCCCGGTCTTCTGCATTCTTGTAATCTAACGATGCATGGCCTGTGACAGGATGTTCCGGCACGGCATGGAAGTACACTCCGGTCTTGTGTTTCTCTGTCTTGTCTTCTTTGATCATGGATGCCGGCGTGTGCTTGAACAGTTTCAATGTTCCGTCCCTGTCAAAAAAATCTATGTCTACGTCAGGCATTAGTGTATGCTCCCTTTATCTTTCTCGTTGTGTTTGATGAACTCTTCCCTCGACCCGGGTTGCAATATATCTATCACATCCAGTAACGCTCTATATCCTGCACTGTTTATCATCGCCGTGTCCATCTTTGGTACTAAAATTTTTCTTATCTCTCCACTCTTGCTTATGATGACGCAACTGTCACCGTCAACAAAATCTAATTCGTCTGACTCTTCTAATTCTATCCTAGACAATTTTTGCCTCCTTTGCTGTGTCATGCACCAGCATGTGATCGGCCGGAAAGCTTCTAAACTTGTTTGCCCAATATTCCGGATTTATAAATCTTTGCGTCATTTGTAATTGTTCGTCGCTAAACGATTTTAACATCCTTTTCCCTGCACTGCAACCTAGCAACAGCCATGGACTCATCTTTCCCTGCTGTATGTGTTGCACTGCTCTATTTGTGTTAACAAGTCTGAAGTAATCAGGCCATTGTGCATTTTGTTCTGTCGCCCAATCCATCATTGAGGCTATGCTCCTTTGCAACGACGCTTCAACAGGCTCACCTTTTATTGCATCAATTAGGTATGCTTCGTAAAGATCGTCCCTGGCCCAATGGTCCAATTTGATCTTGGAATGCAACACGTAGTCTATGTATTTGTCAGGATACAACGGATTAATATGCATAATGTATCTGCCAAACTTAACAAACGCATTATAGTATGCACTGTCACAAAAATCTTCATACGTCCTAGGCTTGCTGTTGTGTTGATGCACTTCGTAGAATCTTTGGAACACCATGAAAGCATTCACCACCCACTTCTCATCTCTTTGCAGGTGTCTTCTTTTAGGTTCGCATAGATGCACTTGCAGTGTTCTTTCTTTTGCGAATGTCTTGTCGCAGTAGGTACACTTATTTAGATTCGATGCCATGTGCCTCCATCAGTTCCTCTAGTTCTTTGTCGGTGATAATTTTATCTAATACTTCCAAGTCAGTTTCTTTCCAGGTGGGATAGATCTGCATTAATTTTTTTAACGAGTTGTTTGCCACACGTTTCATTGGTTTGATCCATGGGTGGAATTGCTGTGTCTCTGCACCACACATGGCAGTCAGTATCCAGAGCAGTTTCTTGTGTTTGCCCAATGTGAAGCAGTGTTTGTTCACACACTCGTTCACCATCTCGATATAGTGTTCCACGTAGAAAGGATCTTTGGAGGACACACTGGAAGCATATCTCATCAACATGTAAGGGGAATATAATGATCTCTCATGATCATCAATCCTATCGTAGTAGTCCTTGTTCCTGAAGTCAACTGCCTTGAGGCCGTTCCTCAGTTCAAAAAACTTTCTTTTACTTTTTTCTGCTGGCATATCTTAATCCAAACATTGTGCAGTCTTTTGCTGTTACAAATGTTAATTTTATTTTATTGTGCATATGTTGTAAACCTGAAAGTTTACCATTTAATTTTGTTGTACATAACCAATCAAAGAAATCTGTTGCCCATTCTCCTTGGTCCATCCAGACTGGTTTACTTCCTATGAGCATGATTGGTGCTTCTATTTTGATTGTTTTCCTACCAGACTGAGCCATAGTCCACCTGTTCACACTGCCTAGAGATCTCTTTGACGAAGTAGGCACATATTGGTTTTGGCCCGTTGCTCAACGGAACAGCCAACATCTGTCCTGATTTGATCTTTGGGAAGTACCATTTGACTTCTGTGTATATGTCCACAACATCTATGGGATAGAAATCTGGTTTGGGACTAGATAGCGGATTGAATGTGAATGCGTCAAATCCCCTGTCGTTCAAACTTGTTATTGGTAACACGTGCATCTCTGATTGTCCGGCCTCTCCTATCAACATCTTCCAATCCAATGGCATCTTGATCCGGTGTTCTCCAATCTGTAGGACTGCCGCAGGAGCATTGAAGCTCTCAAGGAATATCAACGGTATATAAAAGAAATCCGGTTCATTGGGATCTGAATTATCAAGTACAGCAAACCTCAAGTTCTCATCAACCCATTCTGGAATCTTCTCTAGTCGGTATGTTCTGTTATCAAGTGTAAGGATTTTCATAATTTATCTTTTCTATATTATACGGGTAATTGGCCTCTTTGTAAAACTTTTTCCTTGCTCCCAGGTGTCTTTTCGCAAACTTGCAACTGCTGGTAATGTCCCAGATCTGCACGTTGTCTTTGTCCTCGGCCTTTCTGATTCCACGTCCTATGCTCTGTATCACACGGACGAACGACTTGCCCGGCTCTATGAGAACAAGATTAAAAATCCTAGGAATATTAATACCAACACTGGCAACTCCATATGTGGCGATAATAATCTTATTTGTCGCAGTAGATACTTCATCATATTGTTCCTTCCTGTCTATGTTTTTAGTTGATCCAGATACAAACACCGAACCCTCTAGTTGTTCTTGTAATATCTCTCCCGCCGATATCCTGTCAACCAGTATCAGCGTGTTGCCCGATGTTGAAACATCTTTTATAGTTTTCGCAACCCATGCCATTCTAACTTTGTCCGTTGTGAGCCATTTAAGTTCTTCTGCATATGTTTTGAACATTGGATGGTCTTGCGTCTGTAAGACATTCACGTGACAGTTTGCGAGTACTCCTTTGTCTTGCAGTTCACTTGCTTGTATTCTGTGTACGACGTCTCCTATGCTACATTTCAAACCCATGAACTCGTAGTCTGCTTTGGGTACTGTTCCTGTTAGTCCCCAACGTATGCCACAGTGTGCGAAAGGCCCAGTCAACAATCTTTTAAGCACATCGGCCTTGGCCATGTGCACCTCGTCAATTATCACTGTGTTGATTCCTTTTATCGCTTCTGCAAATGCTTCTGAATGTTCGTCTTTGCTTTTCTTTTCTAATATGTTTAGTGATTGCCACGTTGCGATAGTGTTGAACCTTCCCAGTTCCTTCCTGTCTCCAAAGTACACACCAACATCTAAATTACAAGCAACGAAGTCTTCCTCTGTTTGCGTCACTAGACTTTTGTTTGGCACTATCGTCAGTGTACGTCCATAGGGCTCAACCAGTTGACACAATGCCGCAGTGATGATAGTCTTACCTGCTCCTGTGGCGATCTCCTGTATGCTCTGGGGATTTTCTATAAATTTGTTTATTGTTTCTATTTGATAATCTCTTAACTCTATTGACTGTCCGGCCATTGGATGATTAGTGGGCCATTTTATGTGTGAAAGATAATTCTTGTCTACAGACTTGAATTCAAAGTTGTGTTGCTCTCTTTGATCTTCCATCTCCACGTACACCCCACCATCTTCCAGTATGGGAAGTATTTGATCAACTAGATTGAGATAGGTCGTCCCACCCAGCCCAAAGAATGACACCTTGCCGTCCCACCTGCCCAGCTTGACCGCTGGTAGATGTCTGGCATATGGTATCTCATATTTGAATTTGTTGGAAAGCCTCTTCCTCCATTCCAGGGAAAGGTTTTCAAACTTGACGTTCACTTCGTCTTTTATTACTAGTTTACAACTGCTCATATTTAAAGTTTCACTATAATTCTATCATTCCAATCCCAACTACTCGGTTGGTGATCACTATAATACAACTTTTTTGGAAGACTCTCAAGAAGTCTTTTCAGGTTATCCGTGCCCGTGGCGTAATAACCACCACCTAATGTTACCAATGATGCCTTTGGCTTTATCTTGCTCTTGATCACAGCCCTGGGTATCCTGTTCCTGACGAAAATGATTTTGGTGTCCTCGTTGATGAACTTGAACTGTTTGCTCATTTGGTTGATCTCGTACAGGTTCTCGAAGAACTCCCTTGAATGATTATTGCTGATCATCATCTGTCCTTGCTTTTTTATCTGTGTGTGGCTCTTGTCCACGTCCTTGATGTACACGGGTTCCTTCACATCGAATCCCCACGAACACTGGGTCAGTATGTCAATGCCCTGCGACTTGAATGCGTTCATCCATTCCCAGAACTCCTTGACTTCATCCTGTGTGTCCATCTCCCCACTGACCGGCATCATTATCGGGAAGCAATCTAGTTCCATGAGTCCCATCACGACTTCCTTCTTGCCGAACGCGGTTGAGTCGATCCACAGCTTGTGGTAGTTGTTGTGTGCCACTTTGTGACCTATGGTTGTCTCCGCGGTAATACTGATACCGTTCGTTGCTATGTTAAAGTTTTTCAGGGAGTCCACTTGTTCCAGTGCCGTCTTGCTTTTCAAGTTCTGATCCCAGTACTCCTGCAATGATTCGGGTGCATCGCTCAATGTCACCTCCCCGCCCACGAGTCTCGCAGTTGGTTTCCGATGTCCCATGATTCCTTGTTTTATCTCTTCGTAATCGTTCAGCAGACTGTCGTCCATGAATTTGAAGTCGTACCTCACTGCTATCAAGGTCAGGTAGTATGCTGTGACATCGCTGTGTATGAATGTCCATTTCTTCGCTTCTCCGTCATACATGGCGTACATGCCAGGAAGGTCACGCTTGTCTTTGATGCATCGGATCAGTTGTATGATTTTCTTGTTGTATGGGAATCTCAGTTCTATCATGTCCACCCCTTCGTCGTCCTGGAACTTCTCAATGCTCTTGTCAAAACTGATCACCCTGAATTCATCCTCGTACACTGGTTTGTCCAACAGTGATTTGATGTCCATGCCGTGTGCTTGGAATTTGGTCAGGTATCTTTTCAGTATCACCAGTGCCAACCGTGCCTGTTTCTCAGTCCACACGTATTGTGCCTCCGCCAACGATCTCACGGTCTCCTGATCCTTTGGATGTGGCTTGATATGGGCCTTTTGGGGATCAGACCAGAAATAATCATTATATGCTAGTATTTTGAGTGCTTCGTTAATAGTTTTTGGTAAA